CAAACGGTGACTACTGGCTTTGTACTGCAACAGGCGCAGAAGGACTCAATATTTGGAACTCAAGTAAAAGTATGTGGACTGCCGTGGCAACGTCATACATCAAGATAAGTATCCCGGGAGCTACTCTTAAAAGCTTATTTGATGTGGGTGATACTGTCACTCTTAATTCAAGTATCGCGGACATTAACAGCGGTTCCGTAATACAAGCAATGGGCAATGACTACATACTCGTGATTGGTCTTATCGCCAACGGCGTATCAAAGACTGATGTTACCGATAGCCTATGGACGCTGACTATTACAAGGAAGCTTCCCAAACTCGATTACGTCTGCGTAGATGATAACCGCGTGTGGGGATGCTATTACGGCGACGACGGCAATGGCGGGATCGTAAACGAGATATACGCAAGCAAGCTCGGTGACTTTAAGAACTGGTATTCATATCAGGGAGTATCTACGGATTCCTACGCGATATCTCTCGGTACTGACGGAGACTGGACAGGCTGCATATCTTATGGCGGATATCCGACCTTCTTCAAGGAGAACTCAATAATGAGGATATTCGGGTCCCAGCCGTCGGCTTATCAGCTATCGACGACAAACTGCCGCGGAGTGCAAAAAGGATCCAGCAAAAGTCTTGCAATAGTCAGAGAGTATCTTATATACAAATCACCGCAGGATATCGTAGTTTATGACGGCTCTACGCCAACTGGCATATCTGGCGCTCTTGGTAACGATGCCAGATATTACGATGCGGTCGGCGGCGGATGCCTGGATAAATACTACGTCTCAATGCAGGGCACACTTGGCAAGCATGTATTCCTTATATACGACATGTCTCACGGAATATGGGAAAAGGAATCCAGCATCAAAGCTAACTGTTTCACTACTGCGGAAAACGGACAGGCTTACGTCGCGTCCAGCGATGAGCTGTACGGCGTCGGAGCAAATGACAACTCAATGTATCTTAATCCATTAGTCGGAGAAGAATACGTCTCTTGGTACGCAGAAACAGGCGACATGGGATTGGACGTAATAGGATACAAGACAATATCACGCATTACCGTCAGAGCGAGCGTTCCTATTGGAGCTAACATTGAAGTGCAGATAAGTTATGACGATGGAGCATATCAGACGTTACAGAGTATCACGGGCAACGGAACACTTTTGTCATATACGATGGGAATACCTGCCGTGCGGTGTGACCATTACCGCGTGAAGCTTGTCGGTCACGGAGACGTAAAGGTCTATTCACTGGCGATAAACGCAGAAGAGAGGAGTGAAGAAAATGGCGAGTATAATCTTTGACCGTCCTTCCCTGAACGGCAAAACGCCCGAAGAAGCAATCCCGACAATAGACAAGTGGATCGCTGACACGTCTGACAAACTAAACGCTCTTGCTGAGACAGTGCGGAGCATGCAGGGAGGTACAAATGATATCAATAACTGACTTCTGGCATCTTGGCAAGCATTATACGATTGTCGACAAAGATGCAAGGACCTTAATTGGAAACAATACCGCTGATATACAGGCACTTGAAACAAAGCTGACAGAAGAAGTGTCGCGTTCCACCTCTGCGAATAATTCTGCACTCAGCAAAATATCAAATCTAGGCACAAAGGTAGACGGACACTATATAAAAGCAACCAATACTTTTGCGGCCGACGCCAAAGCGCTTGATGACGAGACATTCAAAGCAGTCACAAACTCTGCTTCATGCTCTACGGCTGCACAGGCGGCTGCTGCTGACGCTGCATCAAGCCGTGAAGCGGCAGAAGCGGCTCAGCACACACTCATATCGCGAGTTGAAACAGCTCAGACGGCTTGCGAGGCCGCTGTAAATCAGACAACTTCCAGCGCTTCTACCGCAACCACTAAGGCTTCTGAGGCAAGCACATCGGCGGCAAGTGCTTCTACTAGTGCAAGCACAGCTTCAAGCAGCGCGACATCAGCTCTAAGCTCCGCAAACGCGGCGAGCACAAGTAGCACAAATGCGGCGGCATCCGCAGTATCATCGTCTGAATCAGCTACTTCCGCTTCCGGAAGTGCTTCATCAGCAGAAGCCAGTAAAACTTCCGCTGCTAATTCAGCGTCAAGCGCGACCAGCTCCGCGTCAAACGCAAAAACAAGCGAGGAAAACTCCAAAGCAAGCGAGACGGCTGCGGCGGCATCAGAATCAGCAGCAAAAACAGCAGCAGAAGCGGCAACAGCAGCAGCGGTGGCCTTGGAAGTACCTTGGACAGTAGTTGACGGACAAGTAAACCTTACATATAAGGAGGAAGAGTAATGGCACTAAAAGATGTCACAAAACCGGTTATGCTTGATGAGACCGGCAATAGAATCGTAGATTCGCTTGATGCACAGAGCGCGATTCTTCAAGTCATGGCTGGAACTAGCATCACGAGCCTCTACACTAACTTCAAACAGCTTCATGATCTTGCTGAATCCGGATACGCCAGTAGGATCCTTAGCATTGGCGACCAGATCAACGTACCGTGGAAAGATGTAGATAATAATAACACTGAGTACGTGATGCCATTCGATGTTGTCCACTTTGGAGACGTCACGCTAAAAGATGGAGAAACTAAACCGGGCATATGGCTTCAAAGCCATTATGCGACAGTAGCTTCAATTCAGTTTGGCAACGCTGAGGCGTTCTATTCAGCAACAGCAGAACTTCCAGCAGGAACTTATTACTTGACTTTGGGCGCGACGTGGGGCAAGGCGACTTCTGGCAAATCGTATCAGTTTACGCTCATACAAAACGTACCGTCAGGAGGGCAACTTCGCGGATTTGTAGGAATGCCGGATGTCGTTCCGGAAAACTGGAAAGTATCATCTTACTCGAGCCCATCAGCAACAAAAGCTATCGAAACCGTAAGCGTTTCGGAAGGAACCGCCGGGACCGACCTCGGGACAATGCCAATCAACGGAGCGACAGATACCACTGCCGCATATCCGCTCAACTGTATGCAGCATACTGGATACGGTAATAACCGCTGGCAGAACAGTGCTTACGAGCAGTGGCTCAACAGCGCGGCTGGAAAGTCTGCATGGTGGACTCCGCGTGATGTCTACGATGTTCCACCGGATCAGTTGTCATCGAGATCAGGATTCATGGCGGGATTTGGCGATGACTTCCTTGCGATCCTTGGAAAGATAAAGGTATCAACCGCAAAGAATACTACATGTTATGACGGATCAACGGACGACACTTACGACACGTTCTTCTTGCCATCACTAGAGCAAATGTATGGAACTCCTCAGATAAAAGGCATTGAGGGAGACTACTGGGAATATTGGAAGCAGGCACTTGGAATTACGAGCCCGGCAGCATATAATCCGACGCTCTATGACGCATATAAAACATATGCATTGGACGCCAAGACCTCAGAGCAGACCCGTCGCTTGCGGTCAGCGTATCGCGGCCACTCGTGCATTACGTGGTATGTGAACAACGCGGGCTACCTCGCCAACTTCAGCGCGTACGCCAGCTATCGCTGCGCTCCGGCTTGCGTAATATGCTAATCAGTTAATCAACTAATCTCCGGACCCGCTGGTCCGGAGAGAAAGAGAATGTATGTCTGTACCAGTAAACGCTAGGAAGGAAGGCAAGCTCAATGTACTTGTACTTGCTCTTGACCTTACTACATACACAATAATGATCTGCAAGAATCCAAAGGTCTTTAACCCGCTGTACAACACGGCGATAACCAACGATATCGTCCACACGTCGAAAGACATATATATCAAACTATGGCGCGCTAACAATATCGTAGTATCGGGAGACAAAGAAAAGCTGACGGAGAGACTTAAGCTGCAATCGGAAGCAGCGGAATGTTGCAACGAGTTGTTGCCGATGATCCAGATAGCAGCAAAGCTCTTTCATCTCAGCAGCAAGCGCGTAAAGTATTGGGCAGAAAAGACGATTGAATTGCGCGGATACATAAGGAAGTGGAGAGATGCAGACAGACATAGATATGGGACATAGGCTAAAACAGAACCTTCGCTTGCGGTCAGCGAATCGCAACAACTCGTACAATACGTGGAATGTGAACAACGCGGGCTACCTCAACAACAACAACGCGTACAACAGCTATCGCTGCGCTCCGGATTGTGTCAACAAAGAGAATAAAAGACTGCGC